AACAGCGCAGCCAACGTGGTGTACGGGCGGCACGCGAACTTTGGCGTGTGCGTGAAGGAGTGGTATCCGTTCCACCCCGACACCCTCGCCTACGACCAGCGCGGCAACCTTGCCATGCGCGTTGGCTCGGACTACGGAGCGCACGGCCCGAACGAGCAGAACATCGGCTTCGATAGCCGCGTGCATATCTTCACGGAGGAGGAGCGGAAGTCGGTCATCCTCCACCGGGTGTTCGTGGCCGCGCCTGACTTCAACGACCCCAACAGCACCGAAAGCATCTACCGGGGCGTAGGTGCGCGGGATGTCTGTTGGTTTATGTGGCTGGCGAAGCAGGAGATTCTTCAGGACGCGATCACCTACGCGGAGCGGTACGCGATGGGCATTCGGGTGGGGTACTACCCGCTTGGTCAAGACGCTGGCCGCGCCATGATGGAGAACGTTCTAGCCAACCTGACCAACGACAACTCCGTGCTGCTCCCGCAGTCCGGTACGGAGAAGGTGTACGACATCGACATCAAGGAGCCGAACGCGGGCCGCGCCACGGTGTTCCTTGACCTTGTGAACTGGTTTAGCAGCAAGATCAAGGAAGCGATCCTCGGGCAGTCGCTTTCGAGCGAGGCAGGCAGCACCGGGCTGGGTTCAGGGGTGGCAAGTCTGCACGCCGATACCCTGTCCCGCATCATCCGCTACCACGCGGACGCGCTGGCCGACAGCCTGACGAACGACTTTGTGCGTGTCGTGGCCCGGATGCTTGGGGCGACGGAGGAGGAATCCACCGCCCTGCGCTTCCAGTTTGCCCCGGAGCGACCCGACCCGAAGGAGCGGTTGGAAGCCATTGAGAAGTTCGTGACGATGGGTGGCCGGGTGTCCGAACGCGAGGTGCGCGACCTGCTCGGGCTGTCGCAGCCACAGGAGGACGAACCCATCCTCGGCTCCTCGCAGGCAGGCAGCAACCCGCTTGATGCCATCCTCGGCAAGAACGGGACCGCCGCGCCGGAAGGCACGGAACCCGCCCCGGATGCCCCTGTGACGTTCACGATGAAGCGGTGGGTGTAACCCGTGGCGAAGCGCGCCGCGCCTATCGCGGACCTGCTCCGCGCCGTCTATGCGGACGGGGCGCAGGCGTACCGCCGTGCCATCGCAGCGCAGGTGGAGGACCGCGACCCGACCGCCGAATGGGACGCATGGGAAGCCGATACAGCCGCCCTGCTGCTTGCGTCGTGGGCGTTGGGCGCGCAATACAGTCTGCACGCCGCCGGGGTGAGCATCCCCAAGCCGACCGCCCCCGCCCGGTTCGACCGTGACATCCCCGACATCGGCGTGCGCTTCAAGGCAGGCCCAGCGCGGGAAGTCATCCGCAGATTTGCCGACCTGCTCCCGATCACCCGTGCGAAGTGGGATGCGCTGATCGACAACGCCTTCCAAGCCGCCGGGGAGTTGCGGAAGGACGAAGCCAATACCGCCCTGACCAAGATGATGGACCGCAGCCCGGACTTGGCGCGGCTGGTGCTTCCGGCGATGCTGGGCACCAAGCCCCCGCCCGTGCCGGGGCAGCAAGCCGCAACCCTGCCCGAAGGCGTACAGGTGCGCCGCACCCCCGGCGTGCAGGCGATTGCCCGTGGCGCGTTCTTCGTCACAGGCATGACGGCGAAGCAGGCTACGGAAGTCAAGTCCCTGCTGGCAAAGGTGATACGTGGCGATGTCACCCGGTCGGTGGCCGGGAAGCGGCTTGAACGGCTAGGGGTAGGCGACTTCGTGGAGCAGGCGACGCTGACCACGGGGACCGACCTGACGGCGGCACGGCTGGAAACGGTCTACCGCACCAACCTGAACCGGGCATCTTCGCAGGGGCAGTTGGACATCGTGCGCGACGAAAAGGTGCAGGCGTTCGTCCCGGTCATGCAGTTCAGCGCGACGAAGGACAACCGGACCCGCGACACGCACCGGGCGATGGACGGCTACGTGGCGACCGTTGCGCAAATTGACGCGCAGGGCATCAACACGCCGGGGGGCTTCAACTGCCGCTGTGGATGGAAGCCGATCCCGGTTGCCATAGCGATGGCGAAGGGCTGGGTGGACGATGACGGCCAACCCGACTACGCGGCCATCAAGCGGCACAACGGGCGACGGCAGGCATTGATCGACACAGGCAAGTTCCCCGACGCGGGTTTCGTATCGGGTTGACACAAAGGATTGTGTACGCATTGCAGGACGCTACGATGGATAGCGTTCCGGAAACGAAAGGCATCGACATGGCAGACGCAACGATCATCACATATCAGCGACCGTACACCAACGTGAGCGTGGCGAGCGTGGGTTCGTCCTACGCGAGCATCGCCACCCTTTCGGCCACCAAGCCGTCAAGCGGCGTGGTGCATGACCAGCAGTTGAACGGGATGTCGCCTTCGCTGCTGCGGATCATGCCCTATGCGAGCAGCACTAGCATCGGTTCCGCGACGGGCGTTCGCGTGGTGGGGTACACGGGCAAAGTCAACAGCGCGGACGGCCTGACGTACTGGCTCCCGACCGTGCTGGCTGATTTCAACCTGACGTTCAGCAGCGGCACGGTCCCGACCTACAGCCTTGATAGCGCAACGCAGCGTCCGTTCGCGGTCATTGCACAGGTTGCTGGCACCCCTGCGGCGAACCTGTATAGCCCCGGAACGGCAGCGGCGAGTAATGTGGAGGTGGCTTCCGCAATGGTGGACATTGCAGGGCACCAGTTGGTGCAGGTGCAGTTCAAGGCCGCAAGCGGCACGCCGACGATGGGCGTGTTTGTGACCACGCTCTAATGCGACGCAGCACCCGCTACAACCGTCCCGGCCTGTCGGGTTCTGCCAAGTCTGCCATGCTGCTTGGTGATGATGTCCCAATTGCAGTTTATAACGCCGAAATCCTCGTTGTGGCGGGCGGCGGTGGTGGCGGTGCTGCTCCGGGAGCCAATATGGGTGGCGGTGGAGGCGCTGGAGGCTATAGAGCGCCATCAATCTCTATCACATCGGGAACCTCATATACCGTCACCATTGGCGGTGGTGGGTCGGGATCGACAACGCAAGCAAATGGATCTCCCGGATCGTCGAGCGCATTTCACTCTACATCTTGCACCGGTGGCGGCGGCGGCGCGACGTCTGGTGGGGTAAACGGTGGAAACGGTGGTTCAGGTGGAGGCGCTGGCTCAAACAACGTTTTAGCGATTGGCGGAACAGGTGTTTCTGGAGAAGGGACCGCTGGTGGAAACGCGGCAAATCCTGTCGTCAACGCTGGCGCAGGCGGTGGCGGGGCGGGTGCAGCAGGAGCAAATGCCAGCGGCGTAAATAGTCCTGCAACAAGTTGCGTCGCGGGCAACGGCGGAAATGGTTCGACATTTACGCCAAATGGAACGACATACGCTGGCGGTGGAGGTGGTGGAAACTTCTATTCGACGGGAGTGCTTGGTGCTGGTGGAACTGGCGGCGGTGGGAATGGCGAGCGTAGAAATTCAACAGCGGCAGTCGCCGGAACCGTAAACACGGGTGGAGGTGGTGGAGGCGGATTCAATAGTGGCGCGAATGGAGGAAGCGGAATCGTCATCATTGCATACCTCGGCGCGCAGCGTGGAAGCGGCGGAACCGTGACGAGTAGCGGCGGCTACACCCTCCACACGTTCACAAGCAGCGGAACCTACACGGGCTAACCATGGCGCATTTTGCAGAAATTGACGCAAGCAACATCGTCCAGCGCGTGATCGTTGTGCCTGATTCCGAAGAAGCAAACGGTGCGGCGTGGTGCGCGAGCATGTTTGGCGGATCGTGGGTGCAGACTTCGTACAACGCGACGATCCGCAAGAATTACGCAGGAATCGGATTCACATACGACCCGGTGCGCGACGCATTCATCGCTCCAAAGCCGTTTGCATCGTGGGTTCTGGACGAAGCAACGTGCCGATGGGAAGCACCCGTGCCCGTCCCGCATGGCGGCCCGTGGGCGTGGGATGAAGAAAATGGAACATGGTTCAACCCTATTGACTTGCGCTAGCAAAATATGCATACTTCTGCAATGAACACTCCTTCGCACCGCGTAACGGACAACGGTAAGACCGTGACCATTCACGGGCTGGAAGTGTTTTGCGCCTACGACCCTGCGCTAGACGGCGAATCGGACCCCGAACTGACGAAGTTCGATAACGAGCGTGTGCAGGACATCGTGGAAAGCACCCGGCGGTACATGGAGCGCGGGTCGCTTCCCCGGCTGGTGGTCATGCACGAAAAGGACGGGAACGAACCCAAGTCCAGCGTGGGCCGCTTTACCAACATCGGGTATGAGGAGCGCGACGGGGTGGGCTTCATCGTGGGCGACTGCGAGGTGGAGAAGCCCGTATTCGACAAGTTGCTGGCGACCAATGCTTTCCCGCGCCGTAGCGCGGAGATTTGGTCGGAGCAGAATCACCTGTCGGAAGTGGCGTTGCTGGGGCGTGAAACCCCCCGCCGTCCCCTTCCTGACACGCACTTCACCCGCAAGGGTGAACTGGTCCGGTTCGCACGTTCGCTGCGCTTCGACATGGGGACGGTCGGAGGCGGGCTATCCACTTACGTTCCCGGTACGAAGGACACCAACATGGCTGACGATGACATCCGGAAGGAAGTCGCCGCGCTGAAGTGTGACATGGACGAGATGAAGTCCATGATGAAGAAGCACTTTGGTTCGGACGAGGAGGAGAAGGAGGAGATGGCGGCGGAAGATATGCTCACCGAGCAGTTCGCGGAGGAATCCGGCGAAGGCGACGGCGTGCATATCGACATCGACTCCCACGGTGGCGAGGAGGAGGAGGAGGAGATGGGTATGTATGCCCGTCCCGGTTCCGCCGACACCTTCGCGCTGCGCCGCGAGAACGCCAAGATGAAGCGCGAACTGGACTCGCTCAAGGCGGAAATCCGCCGTGAGAAGTTTGGCCGCGAACTGGACATCATGGAGAGCGAGGGATATCGCATCCCCGCCGCCCAGCGTCCCCGGCTTGTTGCCGAACTTCAGGCGAGCAACGACCCGGCGGGAACGCTGGAGGGTTGGCGGGAACTGTTCACCCGCGATCCCATGAACGTGCGTATCGACATGAGCCGCGCCGCCCTGCCCAGCAGCACGGACATCAACAAGAACGAAATCTCCAGCATGGTCCGCGAGTTCGCTGGCCGTCCTGAGGAGTTCGCTAAGGCAATCAACAGCCGCATCAAGCGGTAAACAGGAAAGGAACTACCAATGTCTGACATGGGATTCACCCCGAACTTCATCGCAAGCGGCGATATCAACCCGTTCCGCTTCGTAGAGATCGCTACATCGACGGCGTTTACGGGCGCACAGGCCAACGCTGCTTCGGACAACGTGCTTGGTGTCACGGATGGCAGCGTCAAGGTGTTTTCGTCATCCCTGCACGCTGCGGCGGGCGATCCGATCACCCTTCAGCCGTCGAACACGGTGCAGGTTGAGGCGGGTGCGGCAATCAGCACCATCGGTACGCTCCTGACTTCGGATTCGGTTGGTCGGGCCGTGACTGGTGCATCTACTAACGTGTGCTACTACATGGCACTTGAAACTGCTGGCGCAGCGGGCGACATCATCCGTGCGTTCCGCTTCGGCACTCGCGTTGTCTAAAGCCATTACCTACAAGGAGGAAACACAATGGCATTCTCTGTTGTCGGTGGTGGACTTTCGACGTACGTCCCGTCCACCAATGATCTTGCAACGGGCGCGCTTCAGGTGGAGTTCACCCGAAGCGTCAACTCGTTTGCTATCTCGCGCTATGCGCAGATCGTCCCCGTCACCAAGATGACGGGTTACTACTTGCGGCAGGACACGAATGACAACATTCGTCTTCAGGCCACCACCAACGAATTCGCTTGGCCGCTCGGCAACGACCGACCCACGGGCAAGCAGAATGCGTTTGACTTCTTCCAGTACGCTACGCAGCGGTTCGCGTTCCCCTTCTACATCCCGCAGGAGACTACGACGCAGGCCGCGTGGGATGTCGTGGCGCAGCACGCTCGCAGCAAGGCGCAGTTGGCGATGACGGCCCGTACGCAGCGTGCGGCTACCGTTCTCACCACCACGGGCAACTGGGGCAGCAACTTCGTTGCGAACCCCACGGCTTCCCCCATCTCGGCGGCTTCGTACTGGAACGGAAGCACGATTGCGAACGCATCCATTCAGACTTCCATTCAGGCTGTCATGCGTCAGATCAGCCTGTCCACGGGTGGTGCGGTGTCCCCGAACCAACTCATCATGGTCATTTCCCCGACCGTGGCGAACGCGATTTCGCAGTCTCCGGAAGTTCGTGAGTACGTCCGCAACTACCCCGCCGCCCTTTCGTTCCTTCAGGGGTCGGATACGTTCTCGCGGTGGGGCATCCCGCCGACCCTGTTCGGGCTTGGCGATGTCGTGGTGGATGATTCGGTCAAGAACACCAGCAAGAAGGGCAACTCCACCCAAACCAACTCGTACATCTACGGCGAGTCGGCGGTGTTCGTGTCGCGTCCGGGTGGGCTGGTCGGGGTGGAGGGCGCAACGTCCTTCAGCACGCTCCAGATGTTCGCCTACGAGGACATGACCGTGGAGCAGTTCAACGACCCGATGAACCGCCGCATTGAGGGGCGCGTGATCGACAACTCGGTGCCCACGCTGGTGGCTCCGGTTAGCGGGTATCTGATTGAGGACGTTCTGAACTGATAGGTGAAGCAGCGGACAACGGGTGGGGGGGGCTTCGGCCCCCCCTCCCCGGCTTCTGAAAGGCGGCACGATGGCATACGCTGATTACGCCGACCTAGAGGCTGCGCTGGATCAGAACATCATCGCGCAGTTGTGTGGCGACGCGGGCACGCCGATGCCGGGGCCGAACCCGATGACCACGCACGCGCTGGACCGGGCGACGGCCA